CTTCCATTTGTGCTTCGAGGATCCTTTGTCGATTCGCTGCTTGTTCTGCCCAGAATTTCTTAAATAATTTCTCTGCTTGTTGGGCGGCAAGGAACAAAGAAGGATTTAATATGGAAGCTATTTTAATTGTTGTGATCAATGCTTTTTGTTTTCTTTTCTCTGCCTCTTCAAATATTCTGGCTTGGAAATCTAAATTCTTTATTGCTTGAACCTTCTCCCACAAATAATTACTCGCAAGTGTTGGTTCCCAGTTTTCCTTAATATATTTTATTTGCTCCTCATATGGTAACTTCGCTAATCTTTCTTCTTCAGTATAAATTCCTCTTTTTATTTCTGAGTTTCTTTGTTCCGCCGCAATTGTGGATGCATACGCCTGTCTTTTTGCTTCTTCAATATTTATTAAATTGTTTAATCTATCTATTTCGGCTTGTTTTGCTGCCGCAGAATAAATCATTCCTTTAGCTTCATCTTCTCGCATTTTGACAATTAAATCGTCTCTTTCTGCGATTAGATCCAATTCTTTTTTTGATTGATAACCCAACAATCCAGAAAAATATTCTTTTGTTTTTTGTAATGCTGTATTAAATAGTGCGGCCTTATCGAGGGCTTGGGTCAATGCTTGATTCATATTCTCTTGGGCTTGTTTTGCTTCTTCTGAAGCTTTTTTATACTTCAAAAAGGCATTTGCGACAAGACCAATATATGCTGCCGCTGCCGCCAAAGTTGCTCCAATCGGTGTTGCGATAAAGGCTATCCCCGCCTTAGTAGTTAGAACTATTGCGTCTCTTAGTTGCCTCCAAGAAGCAGCCAAAGTTAGTGCTTGTGTACCCATAGAAATATATGTACCAACGATGGCATTTTGCATCCTTGCTTGGTTGTTCTCAGCTATTGTTAATCCTCGTGTTGCCCTATCTAATTCCCTTTGGGCATCTGCATATTCCTCACTTCCTTTTTTTCCAGCCTTAGTTAATTTGTTTAATTTTGTTTGGGCGTCTATTAAACGATCTTGAGCATTGGCTACTCTCTCTGCTGCATTCTCTAATCTTAATTGTAAATTTTGATAAGAATCAAATATTCGATCAACAGAAGCTGCTGCGTTTCCTAATACTAACAATTGACCGGTTTGTTCTTTAAAAGAATCTGTTGTTTTTTCGGTATTTCTCTTTATATCTTTCAATACAGCGGTGGCTTCATCTGTGGCCTTAATTAATATTTGGATTTCTGCTTCTGACATTTTGCTCTTTGCTTAATGGATTTATTGATATATCTAACACAATAGGTATACTCCCTCAAGGTAAGATCCTTAATATCATTGAATGACCAACCAAAAAATTCACTTATCCTGCAATAGTTCTCTATTCTTTGGTTGGCTTTTGAAAATCCACAATATCTAAAAGTCCATTGAGTTCGTTTATGTCATTCATCAGTTTTAACCTTTCGTAAAAAGTTAATTCGTTGTAGGTATCTTCTGACATGCCCGTACTGAACATGACTTGTTTTTTAATAGCTTCCTTCTTGTTATCAAAGTCTATGTCATCTACTTCTCTGGCTTTTAGTTCACGGATTACAAATTTTTTATCTCCGATTACTAATTCTTTTGTTCTCATTCTTACCTCCTAAATTTAGTTTTACCAAGGCAAATACTTAATGGTGTAGTCATTTACATTTGCAATACCGGTTTTTCCGACTATTGTAAAGGTATATTCGTTGACCCCTTCGCTTGGACTTGGAACATCACATTCTCTGATTTTACATCCACTCAATATGAATGCCATGTCTCTACTACCTGCGGTAGCATTGACTGCATAAATCATATTAAATTCTGTTCCATTCTTGTAATAGTTGTTATATAAAGATCCAGCCATGTTACTTATCATATCCATGGTTAAGGTTACTTCATATTCTCTATTTCCAATGACGTGTGGGCCTGCGTATCGACTTCCATTAAGATAATGTACTGCCTCTAAATTATTGGCTACTCTAAGATTTGCTTCTTTAACCCCGTCGAGTGTTGTTCCGCTTGGTAGATGTATAACTATCTCGCTATATAAGAATGGCTGTAAACCACTAACTCCACCTGCTACTCCTGGTCCCGAACAATCAAATGTTGGGATTGTTCCAGAACTCCAAGAAGAGTACTGTCCTATATAACTTAGTTCACATTCAACCAATTCATTTGAGGCGGCGTTAATACTCAACTCGTTTGCTTGGCATCCAACAAAATTTCTAATGAAGTGATCCCCTGCTTGAGTTCCTTGCTTTGCATCTACAACCTCAAAACTAACCCATGGTGTCAAAGTTCCGCTACCTAAAGTTTGCGCTTGGTCATTATCCATCGCCTTGATAGTGTGAGTATATGGGCTTGGACTTCCACCATCTGCACAACTTCCCATAACGAAAAATAACATCTTCCAATCTTGTGGATGGTAAGTTATTGTTCCATCAATATCTATTGGTCCGTTTGCAGTAGTTGTAAAGTCTCTTGTTCCACCAGCAGTTCTTATTTCAATTACTCCCATATTTTCGTTTGGTGAATGGTTAGTAACCAATCCTGCCCAATGGGTATTTCCACTCGAAACCGCATATGTTCCACTATCGTACTTAAAGCCAACTAAATTTAGCTCTCCTACGTATCTTGCAATTTTGTCCTCCTAACTTGCTATGAAAAAATATTTAATTATCATGATTTTTGATTTTGGTTGGTCGTCTCCTTGTTCGTCTATATCTGTAATTCCCACTTGTTCAAAGCCATATAAATACGCGGCAGTTGAACTATTTGTCCCAAGTTGATTTGTTCTTAATTGATTAAAGACTTGTTCTGTTAATTCATCTTTTTCTTTAACATTCCTTGCCCAGATTCTTATTTCTAATCTCAATGCGACCTTCATACTTTCTGAACCCATTCCTAAAGAATTAGCATCTTGCATTGTTCCAATAACTGTAATTACTGGATATTTAACTGGTCTTTTTGGATAAGAAGTCATAACAAACCTTTCTCTACCAACCCTCGAAGAAGCTATTGGATCAGTTATATTACTTGCTAAATCATCCCTAATAAATTTTACTGTATCACTTAAAAGTGTTGAACTATTTACCATTTTTTAAATTCCTTTTCGATTTAATGATTTTAATTTATGATAACATTCTTCTTTTGATATTGATTTTAACAAAAATTGTATACATACTTCGGCCTGTTCTTTTTTTGCAATTAAGTATGGTTTTAATTCTATTAATATAGGTAAAATTATTTTTTTATTATTTGTTTTTATAACATACCCCTTTTTCCATGATTTACCATGTGGGTTGTTCCCAGTTCCATTTAAATTTAATTTGGGATAAGTTGGCTTCAATTTTTCAAGTATTCTTGTCAAAAAATATAGGTTGGTATTAGAAATTTGAAAACATATAGAAAAGGCATTACTCATAAATATAGATCCTTCTCCATCTACTACTCCGGCTACATACGCCAAATCTGATTCGCTTATCATTTTAATCAATTATCATCGCTTTGATAATATTATATAATCATTATCTTTTTATTTATAAACAAACTTTTCATAAATATATATTAAATCTCTTTTATCTTCTTTGCTATATACTCTTTAATTTTATCTTTATTTCTTATTAAACTATTTTGAAAATGTCTTCTTGGATTAATTCTACTTGTCCCATACTCTAAATATTTTGCATATTCTACATCACTATAAACTTTTGTATTTATGCCCTCTGCTTCTGTAGTAACCGAATTCAAGAAATTTCCTGTATCGACGCTTGTTGGTTCTCCTCTTTGACCGGCGATGCTTGCTTTAACTTCTCCTTCTATATAAAAACCAGCGTCTCTTGTACCTTCAGAAATCTTGGTTTTCATTTCTTCTGTGGCTTTATCCAATTTGCCTATTGCATCTTTCACATTTATCTCTATTTCGTATCCCATTATGCTTCTCCTAATAAACTACCTGTTGGTAATCTTCTTAAGTAAATACAATTGTATACTGTATCTGTTCCAATATCTATACTGCATTTTCCTGTTGGTACAACCGAATAAACTGTTCCTGTTTTTGATCCTGCTTGAATTGTTATTGTTCCTGAAACGTCAATATTTCCAACCATATATAGTTTCATATCGTCTGGATTAACAATTCCTTGTTCAACAAGCACATTGTCGTTTGCATCTCGAGGC